GAGTGCTTTGCTAGGCCAAGTTCAAACGCTAACGCTGGATAATTGCCAATTCTCGTATGGCACTCTCGACATACTGCCATCAAATTTGACTCATCAAGAATCGATCCACCCTGAGATCGTCTGATCAGTTCATGAATATCAACGCTTCCACGACGCGTGTAGGTGGCCTTTTGGTCATGCTTGGCGAATACAGGGCATGCCTCGCAGTAGGGCCGTTCTGAAAGCATACGACCTACTAATTTGCGCCTTTCAACGTATTGTTCTTCTTTTTTCTTGCTACGTCGACGCATGTATCCACCTAGATTAAAGTTGTGACACGTCTATCTTATCAAATTCCCACTTGTCCACAAGCGCGGACCAGAGTGCTTGGTCAATTGGGGTTGGCTCCATGTCGCACTCACGAAGCATTTCACGATGTTTGGCAATCGCACGCTTCAGGAATTCAACGTGTTCCCACCCGTTGGAATCAAAAACCTTACCGGTCTCAATCATTGCCGTTACTTCATCAAGACGCTTTTCTACATGTGACTTAAAGCGTTCTATTTTAAATTGACGACGCTTGTATTGACTTGTTGCCTCGCTCAGCAACCGACGCGAACCAAGTGCCTGAAAACGCATTTCATCAGCACTTCGGTCTTCTTCAATATTCCGCAATTGCTCGTTTAGGTTATTCACTAGGGCGAGAAGGCACTGTTGCCAACGTTCCCAGTTTTCTTTACTAAGAAGGATTTTCCTCTGAATGGGCGAAAGTCTATTTTTGACTTCTTCCGCAACCATATAAACTAATTCATCATCTGTCATTGTTGTCATTTTTTCCATCCTGGGCATATTGGTTTATAGGCACACCAGTCGCATAGGCGTGATTTATTGTGTGGGAAATTTCCAGTTTCACATGCGTTGTGTATGGCGTCATGTGATTCTTGAACGTATTTAATTGTTTTTTCAAAGTCCTCAGCGACTAGTTGATGAGTAAAGTTAACGCCATCTTTGAGGTACAACAACTGTATTTCTGTGACATTCGCAACACCACTATCATTCAATAATGTTGCATATATTTGAAGTTGAAGATACTTGTCGGCTAGCCATGACGATTTGGGGGTTTTGCCTGTTTTGTAGTCAGAAACACAAACTCCGGTTTCTGTTGTCTCAAAACGGTCAATAAATCCTTTTACCATTGCCGTGCCTATTAGCCCATTGACCTCGGATTCGATTCCTTTGACCTTGATGGACGAAGGCTCTTCTACTTTAAAGAGATTTTCCAAACACCACCACGCCGACCAGCGGAATTGTCGAACTTTGGTGGGATGGACGTATCCACGAATTCTCTGTTCCCAGTCGGCATTTGTCCAAACCTGAGCAGCAAGCATCTTCGCTGAATTCAAATTTCGTTCTTCTGGAGGCAAGACATAAAATTCCTCAAGTGTTTCATGAACAAAATTACCAAGAAGGGTTGCATCGGACGGCTGGTCGGGGAGGCGATCAATTTTGTTGTATTTGAATTTCAAAGGGCATTGATGAAACGTGCCCATCGATGATGCCGATAGGTATGGCGGGGGAGTGTATGGGGCGCCTTGCTGGTCCTCGCTCATCCCTCAAACTCTGATCCAGGGAACGAAATACGAGTAGATTCTTCGATGAGAGCCATGATGTCCTGCATCGTTGCCGTCTCTGGAGAAGGCTTTGGACGACCATTGGAATACTTAGTCCAAAATTCGTTCAATTTTGTTTTCTGTTCAGCGGAGAAATCCTTACTTGCTTCACGGAATTTTGCCCATAGGGCAAGAATATTCGGATCAATTTTTGGCGCATTTGCTGCGTGCTCGCGTTCAGTCTCTTGATTTAGTGATTCATCTGAGCGAGAAAGATATAGTGCTACGCCGAATTGTTGAGCAGCCTTTTTGAGAGCATCAGAAACCGCACCCTTGAATTCGTTGCCAAGGTCTATGATGTCACCAGTTTTAGTTCTTTTGATTTTCTGTCCACCAAAACCATCTTTCTGAATAATTTGTCCGTATTCAGACGTAGAGACAGTAAGTCGTACATGGGCAACGATGCAATCAGGGTCAAGTGCATCTCGTTCGCATTTAATAATTTCGGAGGACCAACCAAGAACACCAAATACTCGATTCAAGCGAGCGATTACTTCGCTTACAGGGATGTAAATGAGTACTGCTGTACCTTTTCGTAGTTCTCTTTCAACTTCCGAAGAAAATGGTTCACTTAATTCGGAGAGTAATCTTTCTTGTTCTGAGCGATTTCGCTTAGCGACGATTTGATCTCGCTTATCTTTTTCTACCCAAAATTCTTCGTGTGTTTGCTCATCGTGCATGGAATTGGCCCTTTCTGGAATTTCCGTCTCTACTAATTCTGCGGTATCTATTAATTGTTTATTTCGTGGTGATTGTGGCATTACACTTTCCCTTTCTTAATGACAATACTTGTCCGCCCTTCGGATGTTTCGCAATACTTGGAGGGGTTGACCCCGATTTTCCCAAGTTCGCCAACTCTCCAATATGATGGTGCTGCGTAATCAAGCATCTTAATCATCATTTCTTCTGGTGTCAAGGTAATTTCCCCAGTATCCATATCCACTGACATTTGAGATATTTTCGCTGCCACTTCATTGGCTAAACCCTTGTGGTCCCACGCCTTGCGGTCGGCACTTTGCTTGCGCTCAATTTCTGTTCCATCTGAAAGGAAAATCATTGACTGTGGCATTTTGTCTGCGATAACAGTAACCATTTCCTCATAGATATAATTAATGTCTCTTTTGAGATTGTAGATATGTACTAAATTTACGCACGATTCTTCGATGACCGCACCGTCTTGTGCGAGTTCTGTACTGATATCAGCACAAATGTCAGATAATTCTCTGCGGAATGCTTCTAGGCGTTCTAGATTTGACATTGGCGTCCTTTTGTCGTAGTGATTTCAGATGATAATACCAATTTTTTTGCGTTGAGGCAAGCCCAATCCTGACAAATATGTAAATGCACTAACGGCGGAGTCAACTTGGTCATCGTGGTTACACGCTTCAGGGAATGAAGACATTTCATCCAGCCAGTCTGTGAGCCACGGCCCCCTGAGGCATCGAACGTTGCCGTTAGCAACAGCAGCAGCGAATGGCCTGGCTCGCGTTATCTTGTCTCCGGTTGAACGTATGCCGCCAAAGTCAAACCCCTGCAAAATATTTCTCGCATACTGATCAACCAAGGCCTTTCCAGACGATCCCGGTTCTTGTTCCATCCTGATGGCGACCGTATGTCCGTCTTCGTATGCGGTTTGAGCAATGAGTTGTTCTACCTTTTCACCCTTAACTCTGGCCTTCTTGATGTCCAACACATAGGCTATACCACCATCAAAAAGCATTAACGTACCTACGGTCCAGTCAGGATCAGGGTTTGTATAACTTGGCTCTGTCGCTGCTAAGTCCCAAAATCTAACGGCTCTTGCTGCTGTCGTGATTTGAGGGATATCAGAGTGATCTATGATAACAACTGCTTCTCTACTAAACATTGAGCCGAGAGTGGTTGCCCACCAGTCACCTTCTTCTAGTCTACGCCGTTCAAGCGGGTCTAGGGCCTGAAGCGCCTGGCGGTATGAGTCAGCATCGATTCCTGGGTTATCGGAAAGTTTTGAAGGAACAAAAATTCTGCCTTCCGATATCCCTTCAACAATAAATCGTTGACGAACCCAGTTGGGTGCTGGGTTGCAGGCGGATCGCATTCTGAGTGGAACTTGTGAAAGTGGACCAGAACCAGGGCGACGTAGACGAGAGAACATGTATCGATAATCTGATTCACGGATTTCCGTAACTTCGTCCATCCCAATAAATTGGAATTCTGCACCTTTGTAACGAAGAAAGTCCTGCGAGTTATTCAAGTATCCAAATGAAATTCTTGCCCCCGAAGGGAATACGGCGGTGTAGTTGTTGGCGTTCCATCTGACGTCATCAATTGTCGACATCCAATGAATGAAACGGTCCATGATGGCTCCTGGAAGAGCAAGGTCGGCATAGGTACGACGGAAAATAATTGCCGAATAACCTGGTACATCGATATATTGCATCGCCGCCATGAGGAGGGCCGAACTTTTCCCACCGCCAGCCGCGCCGCCAAATAGGGCCTCCAATGAGTAAGTTCTTAGGAATACCTTTTGTGTGAGTGATGGCGTCTCTGGGCAAAACGGTGGCATCTTTGGTTCCAGATATTCAAGAACTTTATTCCAATCGGGCATTGTCCACTCCAGTCAGTGTTTTATGTATTAGATTGTTTTTTGTGAAAACTCGTAAAAAGCGAAACAAGACAGAACCTTCTCGTATCAAGATTACATTAACTCGTTTGAGATTGTTTTTATTGCGCATTAGAACACGTACAGTAGCAGCAAATATAATGATGGTATTATTCATACTGTTGACAAGTGTCGGTACGTTTATGTATTCTCCTGCCCTCGGGCTTATTGTTGCTGGAGTGTGTTGTGGAATTTTTGGCATCCTGTTAGGGCTTGAGTAAAACATGGCTTGGAATATTTCTAATAAATCATTAAATGGCCAGGGCGGGAAGTCGCTCATTGGTCCTGGCGCACCCGTTTCAGCAAACCCAAGTTTTGTTGGACGCGCCTATCGTGACCCCTGGGACATTGAGCGCGCTTATCGCGAGGGAATGCAGAAAGTCACCTGGGTGGCACGCTGTATTGATGCCATCGCAGGTAATCAGGCTCGCCTCCCTGTCATCCTTCGTAAAGAAAATTCGCCAATTGGCCGTATTGTTCGTGGGGATACTGCTGATAAATCATCATTATTGACAATTTTGAACACAAAATCCAATATTGGTGAAAATGCGTATATTTTTAGATACCGTCTCTCATCTCAGATTCTTCTTGGAACTCGTGGCGCTTTTATTGAGAAGGTTCGTGGTCGTGATGGCTCAATTATTGGGCTAAATCTCCTTCCTCCTCAATCAACTGCACCTATCCCCGACCCTGTTAAGTTCGTTTCTGGGTATGAAGTCTTAATGCCAACTGGCACCAAGATCATCATGAATCCCGATGATGTTATTTGGGTTCGTCGACCACATCCACTAGACCCTTACTTGTCACTAACTCCCATGGAGTCCGCTGGCGTTGCTATTGAAATTGAGAACTTAGCGAAACTCTATAACCGCAACTACCTACTTAATGATGGTCGTCCTGGTGGTTTGTTGGTTCTTCGTGGGGAAATCGATGAAGATGACAAAGATGAGTTAAGGAACCGTTTTAGGGGCAACTTGGGTCGCGTTGGGTCAACTACTGTTATTTCGGCTGATGATGGCGTTGATTATGTTGATACTTCGTCAAATCCGCGAGATGCTGCCTATATTCAAATGCGTCAGATCACCAAGGAAGAAATCCTTGCTTCGTTTGGCGTTCCTGAGTCAGTCATCGGTAATGCTTCTGGCAGAACATTCAGCAACGCTGCCGAGGAAGTGAGCGTTTTCTGGAATGAGACTATGTCTCCTCACTTGGAGATTTTGGCACGAGCACTTGACGACCTCGATGCTGAACATTATATTGACTTTGATACTTCCGACGTTCCATACCTGATTATTACCAAGCAGGAGCGTGAAAGATACCTTCTGGATGAGCAAAGTCGCGGACTTATTAGCGTCAACGAATATCGTGAAGGAACTGGTCGTAAGAAGGTTGAATCGGAGTTGGCGGATAGCCTTCTCATGAACCCCAACTTGACCCCAATCGCAAATACAACCAAGCCCACTCCTCCTCCTGGTCAGGGCGGGGTTCCTATGGGTGGCGGTCCTCCTGGAATGCCTGCTGGAATGCCTCCTGATGCCGCTGGTGGCGCTCCAGCCCCAGATACGATGGCTGGAGCACTCATGGCAGAACAGGGCGGAGTCCCTGGTGCACCGAATGACGCTCCTGGAGGTTTTCCTGGAATGGGTATGCCTGGTGGGGGAATTCCCGCAGGGCCCGAAGGGGCGATGGCCCAAATGTCCGATAGGCAACCATTGGCCTACAAAGATGACAGCGCGGAACGAGACATTGCTGTTGTGCGCTGGGAAGAAATCTTAGATCGAAGCCTAGAACGAGTACTCGAACGTCAACAGCGTGTTGTCCTAGAGAAGGTTGGCGGCAAGAAGTCTAGGGAATTCTTGAGTTCTGGTTCTCTTGATTCTGAAAGCATTTTGAATAATGATACGTGGACCAAGCAAATGGATGAGGATATCCGTCCTGTACTTTCGGCTATCGTCAAGGACTCAAAGTCCATATATGCAGAAAAGTCAGCAAATTATTCTGGACCGTCAGCATCGGATATCCATGCACATCTTGATGCTCAGATGACTAGAATTAAGTCTATAAACGACGATACTCGGACACTTTTGGATATGGCTATCTTTAATTCGTTTGGAATTAAGAACGACGAGGAACGACTCAGTGCCCTAAAGACATCCATTGTCAGCATCTATACCGATTTGTTGGTGAAGATTCGCCCAGAGGTTGCCTCGGCAGAAGCACGTCGCTCTTGGGACTATTGCAGACCATAGTTTCCGTAAACTAAAACAATTTCCGTAAACTAAATCATATTTGACTGAAAAATACTTAACAGTTGCATTGAACCATTAGCGCCTTAACTATTATGGTACAAGATAGTTAAGGAGCCCCAATGTCCAATTTCTCGACGTCAGACATACTTTTCAAAGCGCTTGATGGTCAAATTAATATTGACTCAGCGCAAGGAATCGTTGAATGTTTTGTAGCCGCCATCGGTAATAAGGATTCGGTAGGCGATGTGATCATCAGCGGTGCATTTACGGAAAGCCTCAAGCGTCGTAAGCCACGCGTGGTCTGGGGACACAACTGGAATGACCCTATCGGTAAAGTTCTAGAAATCTACGAAGTACCAGCAAACGACCCACGTATCCCCATGAAGATGAAGATGGCCGGGGTCGGTGGACTATACGCTCGCGTCCAATTCAACCTTGCAACGGAAAAGGGACGCGAAGGATTTGGCAGCGTGGCATTCTTTGGACAAGAACAAGAATGGTCAATCGGCTACAAGACACTTCAAGCAACGTTTGATCCCACAATGCAAGCCAACGTCCTGCGTGAAGTTGAATTATACGAAGTCAGCCCTGTTCTCCACGGAGCAAACCAACTCACTGCCACACTTTCCGTCAAAAGCGACGAAAATGGCGAAAAATGTGGTCCAGAAGGAATGCAGGGCGGAATGCGTCAAAGTCGACCTGGTTCGACGGCTATCGACATCCCTCGCTTTAACCTCTCCCCAGCAAAACCGCAAACATTCCCAGCAGCAAACGAACGAACAGACATTTTTGCTTCAGGAGAATCTGGCCAACTTGGCGGCGAGGCTCGTGCCGCACTTGAAATGGAATTATCTTCACGATCAGCAAGCCCACTCAAAGTAGTGAACGCAACCGAAAACAGCGTTGTTTTTGATCGCACAATGCCAGACGGAACCCGCATGACTTATCGAATTGGGTACCATCGCGAGTCACAAAGCGGCAGATACATGTTCGGCAAGCCAGAGAAGATGGCTTCACAACAGATTGTTCCATCGCAAATGCCTTCGATGCCGATGATGGTTAAGCCAGGATATGTAACCCAGTCCTATGGTGATTCCCAGCAGCCAGTTTCGATGATGAAATCATTTGATGATCAACTTGATCAGGCAGTCGAAGTTCTTTCTAACGCCGGAGAAGATGAAACAATCAAGGAAAGCGAATTGCAGAAAATCCAAGATGCCATCGACTATTTGCGCAATCTTGCTGGTGGACAGCAGAAAAAAACTGCCTTGGAATATTCGGTATGGTGCAAGCCACAATATGCATACGAGGTCAAGTCACTACTAGACCCCGTACTCAATTACCATCGCCTAGAAGCACACGTTGACGACTACGGAGTCCATATCACTAGCGGGATCAACGAAGATTCACTACAGGCACTCAGATCAGCCCACAAAAATATCTCCTCCTACCTAGATGGTGGCGGTGGTTCAAAAAAAGGTGATGGGGCGCCTAACACCAAAGACGCCCCCAAGACCAGAATAAAAGCCCTTAGTGGCAAAATTGGTCCGAAACTAGGGGGCGGCTTGCGTGCGGCTCCTGCAGGCATGGCATTCGTTGACATTACTGGCGTTACTGACGCCGACTCTGACGGCATTGTTTTTGAAGGCAAGCCAGGCTTGGAACGACCAATTATTCCTCGCTTTATCGTACCCAAGAACCTTGCCAGAAAACTTTCGGCAGTCGTCGAGGGAGATGCCGAAGCAATTGAAAAGCAACGTCGCTCAGGTAATGGCAATGTTTCTTTTGATGAAAAGAAACTACGTTCAATCATCGACGATATCGGTGGTAACCCTAATCTCTTACAGAGTTTATCAGGCACTAATGATGGTGGCATGCGCTCACGTGGCGAAATGCAACCTATTGGTTCTGACCTGCCATTCGATCTAGGAACCGGCAAACCTCGTAAGAAGTTTGATGAAACTGATGAAGAATTTGAAAAAAGAACTCGCCCCTTTCCACCATTCCCCAATTTAAGAGAAACAAAACCTAGCAAGGGACGCCAGCAGGGAATGCGTTCGCGCTCGGGCGACTCGGATATTGATGCAGAACTTGATGAACAGGATGACCGTCAGTTCCGTGAAAATCGTCTTGACGCACCACGCAAGAAGCCTCAGAAGTCGATGCGTGAACTTCGCGAAGAGAATCGTTTAAAGCGTCAACGCGATGCCGCAGAATATGACACCGAAGCAATGCTCGATGAGTGGGCTGACGATCAGCGCAATATGGAACGCGAAGATCGTGGCATGCGTTCACGTGGCTATGTTGGTCCTCCTGATTCATGGTATGAGCCAGATGACGATCCCTTAGAACCAATTATGGAAAACGTTGGCGAAGAGTGGAGCAGGATGGACTCGGATAGATATTACGAGACTGCTCGCGATTGGACTAGAGAAAATGTAGACAAATACAAGGACATGACTGACGACGAGTGGGATTCCCTTCTGGATGACGTCAATGAATCAG